TCGCCCTCAATATGAATTGGCGCGACGCTGCCAGTGCGCAAATTACCGCCGACATGCTGATAAACGCGTCCACCCCATTGGATCAACGCCGAGGAGGTTATTTGCATTCCGGGTTCCCAGCTCTTGACCGCTGAAAAATCGCTATACTCGATTTCCATCAACCCGCCGACGTCGCCCGCTGCAAATATCGACGCCGATGCGCTGATTGTGACGCTGCCCGTCGTGCCGCTTGCGCTAATCGTCAGGCTTTCGTCGGCATTGCGGCTTTCCCATGGGCCGTTGCGCAGTTCGAGCATGTTGAATGCAAATGTGTCCGCGCTTGTGCGCACTAATGCCCGCGTCGGCACGCTGCCATGGGCCATATACAGCACATCAAGGCTTTGGTCCCATTCGACCGTCTGCAACTGTGCAAAAGTAAATGGCGCCACCAATTCATAGGCGACACCCGGCGACGTTTCGATACGCGCGTCATTGGTATAGAAACGCATATAGACCTCACCGGCCTCGATCACATAGCCTTGCGTTTCATTATACTCGAACGGGATCAGCTTATTTGGACCTTTGGCGGCGGCAACGAATAATGTGCCCGGCGCGGCCACTGCCGGACCTTGCAACGTCGGCACCCATCCCCACATTTTCTTGACCGCTATGCTGCGCACATTTTGGTCCGTGCGTGCATCGAGCATCGGCGAAATTTCGCCGGCATTAAAACTTGCGATTATGGGTGCGACAACGCTCATTTATCGGCTACTCACGCCGGTAGGCAGATGCCGCGCACTGGCCCAGCGGCTGTTGACAAGGATATTGCCACGGTCGCGCTTGCCACTGGCAAGGCCATCGGCCAACTTTGCCGACATGGGACGCCCCAATTTACGGTCAAGGTCGCCCATCAACCGGTCGGCAAGGCCCTTTTGCCCGCTCTTGGCTTCACAATATTCAACCGCCAATTGATAGGCCATGCTTTCGCAGAATAAGGGCGGCCATTTACCGATTTCTGCTATATCGACGAGATAGCGCACATAAATCGCGGCTTCGTCCGCGACAAGATACTCGCCTTCTTCTTCGCCCGCAAACCAATAAGGTTCGCCCTTGGCCCATGGCAACCAACGCAACATGCCTTCGGGTTTTTTGAAGCAATATGCATAACCAAATTCCGGCTTCACATCGACTTCGGCCAGCAACTTTTCGCGCTTGATCGCAAAATTCCATGTGTGCGATGCGATCAGCGAAACCCGCGCCATGACCCAAAGCTCTTGAAGGTTTTTCGCCAGCTCCCCGCTATCATTCAGGCTGGCAATCCGCTGCGTGTTGCCAAGCAGGATCAACGCCTTATTGGCAATAATCGTTTCGCTTTGATATTCTGCCATGCGCCGCCCTTCCAAAAAACAAAACCGCCCGCCCAGCTCTGTTGCCATTCCCCTCGAAAGGTGCCGCCCGCCAAGGGCAACAGCAACAAAGCGGGCGGGCGGCCCCTTGCAACCCCTTGGGGTTAACCTACGGCAGCGGTTTCGACTTCCACCACGATAGTGCCGGTCGTGGGCAAGTTTGCCGCCGCTATCGTCATCAACAGCTCCGTTATTGGCTCGGTTGTCAGCAACACACCGCGCCGCGCAACCGGCAGATATTCAACAATCGCCTCTGCTGTCGTGCCATAAGCCTTAAGCGCACCAAAAAACGCAGGAGCCGCAGGCGTACCGAACGACAATTGTGCGGTCGTCAGCGATACCGACGACGATACCTTGATTGACAAAGGCGCATGGCCCTCCGGAATTTCGGCAACCAAATTGTTCTGACCAATGTTTTTCAGAACATTTGCCTGCGACAAGTCAAAGCGTTCAACAAACGAGCATTTATTGCCGCCATTGACCGCGCCTGGGACTTTCTTGGGGCTTGGATCGGTGCCGTCGTTGACACCGGTACGATAACTTCCATAACCGGGCATGATAATTTCTCCTTGATATGTTTGGGGACCAATCCAAACGAAAACACGGGTCGGCGACGGGGCGCTGCCGCCCCGTCACGTCATCAGCTATTGCCGCATTCGAGAATAAAGCACTTCTTCTCGTCACGACGGGAATAGCGCACATTGGTATAGGCGCTGAACTGCGTTGGGTGGCCGTCCAAGTCGGCGCGAATATCGCGCTTTGTTTGGATGGTTAGCCATTCGCGGCCCGACATGCCCGATGGCACCCATACAGGGCACCGACGATGGCCGGAACCATTCACGGCAAGCAGCGAACTTTCGGGATAGGCTTCGCTGTTGGTGAATTCCATCGGCACAAAATGAATGCCCATAAAGTCCGTAGGCTCACCATCTTGCAACGCTTGCTGCGCACCCGAACTCAACGGCTTACCCGTTTGACTATCGGGGTTGTAATCACGGCTGATATATTCGTTGATTTGCAACAAATCTTCGATTTCTTCCGCGCTAATCCCCATGTGCAATTTTTCGACCGCCGGGTCGATCATCAACTGGCGCGCACGTTTACGGACCCAACGCAATTTTGCCAGCGTCAACCCGCGCATGACAGTATCAAACGCTGTGCCAGTCCAATCCGCAGCAAGCACATTAGCCGAAAGGAAACTGACTTGATCGGTGCCTTCCTTGCCTCGATAGGCCGTGCCATAAAGACCGACGAGGAACTCGTCCTGGCGGGCGACTTTAATCGAACGCGCAACATTGGTGGCCAACGGCGAATCCAGCGGGATTTCGGTTGCAAGCTGGTCGTCCATATCGATTGCCGTATGAACGCTGACGCTATTCTGCTTGTGCACCCAACGGCGCTCGACATCGGGGTTGCTAAGGCTTACCTTTTGCAACCGACCCTCGATGCGCTTTGCTTTCATCGTGCTAAAACGGTCGGTGATTTCGACCTTTTCACCTGTGCATCCGCCTCGGAAATCGCACATGGCTTCAAAGCCATCTTTGATTTCTAAAAGCTGGAACTCGACTGCCTTTTCAAATTGTACGGTTGCCATTGTATCGGCATAATCTTGTGCCATTTGGCCATTCCTTTCGCTCAAAATCGTTTTTCATGGATTTCAAGCGGGGATGCAGGTTCGCCCTGGGCCGCTCTGGCGCTTTCGGTCCGCTCGACCCGCCTGTCTTACAGGCTTGCACCAGGGCCGCTATCGCGGGGATGCTGGTTATGATCGAGTTGACCTGCCGGATTACAAGTTCGACAGGCCAACATTCCGACGCCCCTTATTTGTCAAATAGAATAATTTACGTCAAGCAGTTTTTCCACGCTGCTGTTGCGCGTGGCGATCTTGCGCTACCAAACGGGTCAAACGCTCATATTCTTTTTGCTCTGGCGTCCCGGAAACAAGCGCGTTTTTGCGCCATTCGGGGTTTGTTTGCTTTTCTTTTAAGATACCATCGGCCTGCGCCGCCGCAACGCCGCCATTCATGCCGGGATTATCGTCACCGCTAATCTGTTCCAGCGGCCCGACTCGGTCGGCCATATCGAACATGAACCGGAGCAGATTGGCGCTGCCCAATTTGACATCCAGCTCTCCCAAATCTTCTTCCGACAATTGAAGACCGGCTTGTTGCAGCATCAAACCGACCTTGCCCAATTGCGCGTTGTAATTTGACCCATAGGATTTTTTGAATTCGCTAACCTCGGCTTCGCTGGCATCGCTCTGCGCCTTCGCCTCTGCGGCATAAAATTCATTATTCCAATCGGCGATTGCCTTGGCTTGCCATGGCTGCAACGCCAGCTCATGTGCCTTCGCACGGAAACCTTCGGCAAATTCGGGCTTATAGCCTTCGGGCACCGTGATGTCGTATACCGCCGCATCGGCGGGTCGCAGCGCATCCATAAACGCTTGCTGGCTTTCCGGCGTTTCACCGGGCATCGGCACTTTGCTGGACGCCAGCGCCTTTGTCGATTTATGCCCGTTTACAAGATCGTCGAGCGACTTGTAATTGGCAATCGTAGGGTCAGCGCGCAACGCTTCGTCGGTTATGGCCGTCCGCCAATCAGCGCCCGACTGACCACCATCGCCACCGCTGCCGTCGCCACCCGTCGCGCCTGCCGCCGCTGCGGCGATTGCTACGGCCGCTGCGCCGCCATCGTTATTTTCACCTGCCGCCCCTGCGGCACCTTCAGTTCCGTCCATTGTCAATTTCCTCTAATTTTCTGTGCAAGGTATCGATTTGGCGAGGGTTAATCGCCAAAAGGTCGATGAGGTAACGGACGATGTGTTGGCCACCGTCCCGAAATAATCGCAAATCTGCATCTGGAACAAACCCGCGCCGGTTCATCCCCGCTTCACGGGCCAAGTCGGAAAACAAGGCGGCGGCATCGTCGGTAACATTGCCGTCTTTGTCGAGGAACAAGCGCCGCGCCGGGCCTGTGCGTTTGGACAGGCGCGCGGCTTGGCGCTTTAATCCTGCGCGATTTTCCTGTGCCGCACCGATGGCGGCCTGCATATCGGCCTTAAGCGACATTGCCCTGCGCCTGGCTAAGTTTCTGTGTGACATCGGCAATTACGGGTGCAACTTCGGTCAGGTTCGCCATTTCCTGTTGCTGCGCATCGGCGGCGTCGCTTTCTTCCAATTCGGCTTCGGTCGCGGCCCAGCTTGCGGGGATCGCCTCAATTTCGGCTAGGCCGGGAACGACCTTGCGCAACGGATAGAGCGAGATAAATTCCTTGACCGCTTCGGGCGCATATTGGCCCATGGTCAACACTTGGTTGGCAACGCGGAAATATCCGCCCGCTTGTTCGGCGCGCTGCGCACGGGTTAACGGATTGTCGTAAATTAACGCTTTTTCGCCGCCCGCTTCGCGCACTTCTCCGGGCATATCGTCAAAATCGCCCAGCAACGCCATGCACTCGATTTCCGCATCATTCATCGGCGAAAACCACTCGTCCATCTGCCGTGCCAAAGGCTGCAACAGCACGCCTTTTTCCTGCAACCGCTCATAAAGCTGGCTATCGGTCACATGGCTTTTCATGTCTTTGTTGCCCAACAACATGTCGCGGAAGAACGCTTTGTCAATAATCGCGTATAACCGTTCCTGAATCGTCATGGCGGGCGTCGCATCGCCAACGTCGAACAGGCGCTGCACCATCGGTTCGCCGCGCGCGTTTATGGCGCCATAGCTTATCTGCCGCGCGCCATAGATCAATTGCTGGTCAAGCATGTCTTCATGCGCGGCAAGTGGTGGCATCAACGCCATTTCGGCCCCAACCATCAAATCGATGTTGATTGCCTGCAATTCCTTAAGCGCGGGCAGGATATCAACCCCGCGACCGCGACCATATTTTTCCGTCGGGCTTTTATTCAATCGCGAATAGGTCAGCCGTGCCGACCCGTAACCGCCATGGTCGATAACGGACTTGTCTGAAATCGACACATAGCAACTGATAAAGGGGCGACCTGCATAATCGGCGCGACCCTCGACTATTGACGGGTTCGGCTCGATCCGGTGCAAAAATTTATACTTGTTCGCCTTTGTCTTTGGATCCTGCGATGCCTTCCACACCGTCGGCGCAGCTTCCAGCTTCTTGCCCCATTTCAAAAACGCTTGCTCGGCGGACAATTCAAGGCAACGGTGGGTGCGATAGATTGTGCCCTGCCAATCTTCATCGACCCAAAGCGAACCGATATGCTCTGACCGATATTTCAGGCCAACGGGCTTTTGCGTGCGGTGGTCCCAACGCAAATCGACGCTCATACCCTGATTGCCAAATGCCAACAGGCTGGCGGCGCTTTCACCGCATTGGTCGGCAAAACCGCTGCGATATTCGTTTCGATAGAAATTTAGCCGGTTGGTCTTGGCCTCAAACCACGTCGCAACTGTTTTGCTTTTCATCAATTCCGGCTCTGCCGCGACTATGCGTTGAAAGCCTTGCGGCATGACATAGCTGGTAAAAACAGATTTACCGTCGTCCAGCGCTTGTGTCCCATAAGGATCAAATATCTGGTTAGTCCGCTCTGCGCCTGCGGTTGAATTCTGGCTGTTAAACTCGGCCTGACGGGGAAGGATCAAGTCGGCGACTTCACCCCATTGCGTATCGAAATTCGACCGCTCACCGACCATGCGTTGATGATCGGACATGATATGCTGCGCGTCGAACATGAACCTTCCCCTTACTGACAATTAACCGATGGCGCGGAACAACAGGCTGTTCGCTGGAAAGCCTGCTTTGCGACCTTCACCAACCCAAAATGGCTGCACAATTTCGCAGCGCAAAACGGGGCCCTCCCCGCCGACAAAAATTTGACCTTCTTCCCCGCCGCCATCAACCTTGCGCAGCGTAAGCCGCGCAAAGCGGAACCGCTCTGGAAGGTTGCCGACCTCAATAGGGATTTTTATCGAAACGCCGCGATCCTTATGGATATCCATGTCCGCTTTCGGGTCGATATCTAGCTTGAAATCGATGCAATATGTCGCGCCATCATCGGCCAAAATCACATATTCGGCATCAAGGTCGATCAGATTGGCATAATCGGCTTGTCCGCCCAACACCGCGTTTTCGGCATCTGCATTAAACAATTCTGCGACATGTTCCTTGTCCGAGCGCCGCCGACGCTGCGCTTGTTTGGCCGCCTTGGCCTCTTCTTTGGCCTTATCGGCAATTTCTTCGGCCTTAGCGGCGGCGGCGGCGGCACTGGCCTCGGCACGCTCTTGGCGCTCCCGCTCGGCTTTCGCTTCGGACGTTTCCGGCATAGCCGCGGCGACCAAATCGGGCAGGTTTTTGTCAAGATATGAGGTGACAACTTCAAGAATAGCCGCCGCGAAATCGTATTGATCGCTTGTCCTTTCTGTCAAATGCTTATGAACTGCGCTGGCTACCGCTGCTTTGAATACGCCGCTTTCGAATAGCTTTTCAGGCACGACAACCTCTGGTTGCCGCACTTCGTCGGTTACTAGCTTTTTTACTGGCTTTTCCATCTTAAATTCCCTTCGTTTTAGGTTCCAAGCTGGCGTTTGCCAGTGGACGATTCAGCGCCCATTGCGCCCAAAATCGCGTTCGACGCCGCTCCGCGCCTCCGCGAAAGCCTGTCGCGCGCAAAAACATCCTCCGCGCCCGTATCTCTTGTTTGCTGGATTTGCGGCGCTGGCGCTTCTTTCTTTTTTTTTCCGGCCAACAAGCCTGCAACGCCAAAAAGTCCTTTGGTCAAAAGAGGTTTCAACAATGCCATTATCTCACTCCCGCAGCTGCATATCCGGTGAATTTTGTGCGCCGATGGCTATGGCGGCGTTGGTCGCGATCCTGCCGCTGCCCCTCGATCGCAGAGCCGCGCATTTTATAGCCCAAAACGCCATGCTCTATCGCGTTGGCGACATGCGAAAATGGCCCTTTGTCGGGCTTTGCGCTTAACGATAGCCCGGTCGAAGTCTTACGCTGGACAAGAATATATCCACCCGAAAGCGCGCGGCGCAACACAGGGCAATCACTGCCAACAAGCACACCGGGTTGCCCGCCGGGCGACGAGTTAAACCAATGGCGCATAGCCTCCAGACGCGGTTCAACCCTGTTTGCCGCATCCCCGCCCGCTTTATATTTGCACGGAAATTCAGCCTTCAAAACGCGCAGCCATTCGTAGGAATCTTCTTCCTGCCCAAAATCAATTGACGGGTCATAGAATACGCATTTGACCTCTCGATCACCGAAATGGTCGAGAACATGCTCGCGCATCAATTCGCCGAAATGCGCTGGGCCAAGCCGGTCAAGATAGATGTTTTCGCCGGAGCTTGTTTTTTTCGGGTCGTAAATCACGACCTCGCTCAATAGCCTCAGATAGCCCGGCACCTGAAAAAACACCGCCGCAGGGGTTCGCCCCCCGTCTATTCCTACATAAATCGGATAATCCGAAAGCGGCGCAAGACGCTGGCCGGCATAATGCAGACCGGGATTATATTCGGGATATACCGGCTGACCATCGACCGTCGTGCCAAATTCATTATCGACCATGCGGCGCAGCATGTTTGGCTTTTTCGATAGCGCCATGACTTGCTGCAAATAATATCCGGGCGGCAAGTTGGCTAGATTTTCAGGCGGCGGATCGACGGAACGGCCACCCGGCTGCCGATAGAAACCTACCCCGAACAATGGTCCTAATTGCGCCCGCAATTCCGCTTCTAATTCCGCATCAAGCCCAAGATTGTTATCGACAAATAAATCATACACCCAATTGTCGATATCGGGCGCGTTAAAATCCATGATGATGCCCGACCACGCGCAACCACCCAGCTTTGCATCGGGATAGCGGCCAATACGGGTCATACCGAAATAATATACGCTCGGGTCGACGGTATCGGCTTCGTTAATCCAGATCAGCGTCAATTCAAGACCGCGCAAAACCTCCTCTGCGCTGCGTTCATTTAACGCGATGAAGTGCATTTCAATGTAAATGCGGATTGTCTCACCTGTCTGTGGATTAAGCCAGTTCAGATTAAGCTCGTGGACAAGATTTTTGCCGTTCCACTTGCCAATATCCTTCGGAAACCAGCCAAACCAGCTTTTGAGGACGTTGCGTTCCAACTGCGGATATGTGTTGCGGATAGCCGCCCCGCGCACGCGCCGAACGCCGTCAGGCCCCGGATTTTGCTTCAAAGCGGCGGTAATGATTTTGCGGATGCAGCTTGTGGTTTTTGCCGAACCGACCGGCCCCATTATGCCTGTGATTTTGCGCCAATCATTGACGAAAGCCTCTGCAATCGGCCCCACAGGTGCCATCATGGCCGCAATACCGCTCATGCGTCATCGCCATCATCATCGGGCAAGCGATATTCGCCATCGACAATTCGGAAATCCAACACTTGCCCCGAATCAATGGTGCCCGCCTGCACCGCGTCACCGATCCGCTTCATGACTTCACCGACCGGGCCTATATCGCCCTGCCCCGGCGCGACAAAACCGACAATCGTGCCATCGACGCGATGATCGACCGCGACTTCGGTTGGTTTCTTACTGTGAACATAATCTGCCACTGCTTTTGCTGCCTGTAATTGCAGCGATAATGCCTTAACCGCGAGATCACCGGGCGGGGCCTTACCACTTCCCGGTGCTGCCAGCTTGATAAGTTCGACCGCTTGATCGAGTGGCATCGAATAAATGCTAGCCATAAACAGAACCGGATCACCCGACTGCTGGCAAATCAGTTTTGCCAAAACCTGATTGCGCTTGTTTTCCGACCCAGGCGGGCGTCCTGCCTTTTTTTGCCGCGCGAGCTGAAACACATTTTTCGGAAGACTGCCGCGATCATCCCGCAGCAAATCCAGTTGATCAGCTTCCATCGGCGCGCCCAAAATCGCGCTGCCATCCGCCACTTCACGGAACGCGTTTTCAAGGGCCGAAGTCTTAGTTGACATGACACGCAACCGGGCATAGCTTCCCGATTCCGTTCAACCCAAAGCGACCGGAAAGCATCGCTTGCACCCCTACCCGAGCCTTCAAAATTTGGCTTTTGCCTATTGGGCGGCGCGCTAAGCGTCTGTTCAAAACGCTTTCGCGCACCGCCCGCACCCCCGACCCCATTCGGCCTCGATAGATTTTGCGCACCCTGACGAGGAAATCCTCAAGCCAGCAAAGCGTGGTGCACGATATCGAGGGCAATTCCGGCCCGAGGTGATCCTTTTTCAAAAACTGCCAGCGCGGCTTGCGCGACGGGCATAGAGACAGCGCGGGCGGGCCAAAGGGGGTTGCACCCCCCTGCCGCGCGGGCGTCTGGAAACGCGATGCCACCCCCCCAGCAGCGCCAAGAGGCCAGTTGCGCGTCAAATTCCCAATTAGCAGACATGCCTTTCCAAACGGTGCATTTGCGCGGCTTTCCCGAAACCAGACAGACAAAACCAGACAGACTCCGGCGCGATCAACGCTCTGAAACCCGCAGAAATCCGTCGATAGGATGCCAACGCCGGTCGCGGCCAATGCCCGCGCAGCCGTATCGCAAAATCCGCCGTCGACCCGCCCGCCGACGCGCAACGCGCCCCGATCCGCAAATTTTTCTGGAGCCAGACGCCCGACGCCCCCCCGCGACACGTGTGCACAGAGCGAACCGGAATATCCGGCCCCTATTTTATTCATCCGCGCAGAATTGATCGAAGTCATGGGCCGCGTTGCTATCACGCAATTCATCTATTTGGCAATAACCCATCTATGCCGTTCTGAATGTTCTATCTATAGAACAGCCGAAGTATATGTAATAAAACGTAAATCAGGCGCTTGTTCTACGTTCTATGTCTCGCGCGCGCATAAGGCGCGTGTGCACATACCGCGCATGGAGGCCTTGACCGGTAGAACAGAACGCCAGAACATTTGCACAACATATTGATATTGCTCACTTATGCTAAAACAACGTCAGAACATCCGGAACACCCCTGACCCACGAGGCACAGCCAAAATCGGCCCCAATCTTTGATTGTAATCTTTGGGTCGGGGATCGGGTAAACCGATGCATAAGCACCCGCGCGACCACAAATAGCAGCTTGTCTCAACGGGTCGGGGCGAAGAATGAGGATCCGATGCGCACCGCGCGCCGTTGGCGCGCTGCATCGGCGAGAATGGCGGAAATCTGCGATAATTATTCCTATTGACAACATATTATTTATTCTAATAGGATGATTACATCATCAACCGGAAATGGAGTCCGACACATGAAACTATCAAAGATACAACCGACGCGGCGCTTCGCCTCACCTGCCGCCATGGCGGCGGCGCTGGGCACCTCGCGCTATCCGTTTCGCGATCATGGAACCATGGCAGACCATGCCAAGGCAAAGGTGGTGCAATCATGAAAGCCACCACAACCAAAGAGCAACTGCTTGCCGAACGCGACGACGCACTGGCCGGCATTGACCGCTTTATTGCGGAGCGCGATCGGCAAATGATAGCCGCCGCCGTCAACGGGCCGCATCGCCGCGCCATGCACGTCGATCAACGCGACGCGGGCCATTTACCCATTTTCATTGCAGCTAACGAACCGAGGATGATCTAATGACCAAGACAATTAAATATCGCTACGTCGCCATTGCTATCGGCGATAGCATCAAATTTAAATCGCTTAAGGGCAATTGTTGGATCAATCCCCAAAGCGCGACCGTTGTCGATTTAAACTGCAACGGCCCGATAGTGTACCTTGAAGACGGGTCAAAAATTTTCGTCCGATGGCCCGAAGTCAAAGCCGTCATGAAGGCGGTGAAGCCATGATGCAAATGGACCTGTTTGCCGCCGCGCCTGTCATAAGACGGCCCTGCCGCCCCGACACGGCCATGCTGTTGGCAATGTCGGACAATGCCCCGCCGCGCTTTAATAAGCAGGCGACCGGCGCAGCGGCTGCCGCGTTGATTTCCGAAGCCATGGCGATCACCGCGCAAGGCTTCTGCCTGTCCCGCGTCAAAGGCCACGAAACTGCAAAGCGCGCCGCCGAAATTGCCATAACTGGCAAGCATGACTTGGCGATCAGCGGCGATATTCGCGTCAGCTTTGACCTATGCGCGCGGCTATGGCACTTGCGCAGCATGGCCGACGGTGACGCTGCGGGCGCATTTATGCACCACGTTAGCGAGTTTGAGGATCCCGACGCCGCGCCGATGGCTTGCGGGCTGGATGATTTTGCGGGCTATGAAGGCTACACCGAAACCAGCGCCATAATCGCCGCCCGCATCGCCGCCGCGCGCGAACGTATGAACGGCCTTTTGCCGCTTTCGGTTGACGATCATGCACGGCGGCTGATGAAGCAAGCCACCGAAGCCATGAAGCTGGACTTTCCGGCGCAAAACGCGGTGCACGACGTTGCGCGCACAATCGCCCATTTGGCCGGTTGCGGCATTGTGAACCGCATTCATATTGCCGAGGCGCTTAGCTATGTGGCGGTGCGGAAATGAGCAGTAGGCCGCACTCCGAATATGCGCGCGACCTGTCCGGCCTTGGTCCACCAGCGCCGGACGAATTGCGCCGCGAAGATGAAAGCCGCCCAACGATTGGCGACCTTTTGCCGGTCGGCACTGTCATTTGCACAAGCTACAACACTGGTCCGTATCGGATCGAGACCGTAAAGAAGTATCAAACCTATCCCGACTTTCATTCTTGGTCACTTGTGTTGATCGACCAGAAGGGCGTCGACTTCATCCGCACAAAGAATGATTATTGTTACATCAACGAATTGGTCGTGGAGTGGGACGGCGAAACGCCGCGCTTCCGCAAGCTATTTGCGTGCAACAACGACGAAGTTTTCATTGTCAGCCAGTTTGCGCCGACCACCGACCGGCGCGGCCAAATGAGCCTGATTTAATTTTACATATATTCCAGCGCCACATCAACAATCACCGCCGCGACTTTCCACGCGCCGACGAAGCACAGCAACATCAAGGCAAAGCCCATTGCGGTTGACGCATAAGGCGCGATGGAAAGGGCAAAGATAACCAGCGCAATCATTCGCAGCTTTGGCTTAACAGCTTCGATCCCGTAATTTGGAATCCGTCCCGCCATGCCGAGGCGGTGAACCGCCCCCATTACCGCGCCGCTTATCATAAATGCCAATAGCATTGCCGCGACATGCCACAGCGCGCCATAAACGTAAATCCTAAAGCAACCGCGCCGATTGGTCCCTTGCCTTGACTTGCTCCAATGCCTGTTCAACCGGCGTTCCCATCCGGCACAGCCACAGAGCATCGGGATAGTGCATCAACGCGACAAGAGGCGCGGCGCAAGTCGCCACGGGTTGGGGATGGATAGGATAGCCGAACAGGTCGCCACCAAAGGCAAGCGGTGCAGGGCTGGCTTGTTCTCTATTCATTGTCGCCACATGCCACATGATCGTTTTAAGGTAAACATCAAAGCAACCGCGCCGATTGGTCCCTTGTGCCGCTTGGCCAATGGAACCGAGTCGGCGCGGACTTGTCCGTGCTGAACCTGTACCAACTGCAATCATCGGTCGCGTCATGCTTGCTGTTTAGGAACCATTTGAGGCGGCCGACACTGACAACATCGGTGCACAGCCGCTGGCCGATGGATGTTGCCGCCTTTGTGTGCGGCCAACTGCTATCGAACAACAACCACACTTCATCGGCCATGGCCGCAAAATGTTCGATTAACGGATGCAGCGACGCGCGAAACCATGGCGGGTTGGTGATGATCCGCAATTCACGGGTCTGTAGCGTCAGGGCGTCCCTGCGCGGGATATAGGGGCATTGCGGCTCCAGGTCGAACCGGCCATAACATTGGTGCCCATGCACATCGAGGAGGCCAATCAACGACCCGTCACCGGCGCATGGTTCCAAATAATAGGCTTCCGGTTCCAAAAACGGCAATAACGGCACGACCGCGCGCGGATCGACCGTGGCGTAAAAATCATTCCGCCGCCGCTCCCGCGTGGTCCCCGTGGCGCGGCTAAGGGTGCTCATTTCGCAATCATTACGCCGATAAGCGCGGCAACAAGGTAAGTCAGCATTTTAAGGCTTTGCGCAATGCTTTTGAGATATTCGTCACTCATTTTTCTTTTCTCCGTGGCGCGGCTAAGGGTGCTCAATTGCTCAACTTTCGCGCGGCCTTTATTTGGTGATTAAGCGTGCAAAGATCGGCGATGGCTTGGCATTTGAAACCTTCGGCCTCTGCTTCGCTGCACCGGAATATCTTTGCCAGCGACGCGACCGAAAGCGACGCGGCAAGCAATATACCAAGGCCAAGTTCGTGTGCCTGTGTCATGATTGGTCCTTTCTGGCTGGCAAGCGCAAGGCTAACTCCAAAGCCTCCGCTTCCGTTATGTTTGCAGGATTGACGCAATGCTCGTGCATCATGGAAAGGGTAACATTTTCTTTCCCGCATTTCGTGCATTGCCCAACAAACGGCGTTCCTTTTGGGCTTGTTCGTTCAAGTGCGTGTGACATTATCGCCCCTTCTCCCCTATCTCAAAGCCAAGCGCGTCCAGTGCGGCGCGGAAGTCGTTTGCCATATCCTTGGTGTCTGTATGCCCAAGCCCTATGTGGTCGCATAAGACAACCATCGGGTCAGGCTTGGGCGCAGGGATGATGAAGGATTTCAGTGTCTCAAAACCACGTTCACGCGTTTCGGGTAAGCGATACTCAACTACTGCATTGCTCACCTTTTGCCGGAAGTCGCTATACTCTTGCTTGGTAGCTTCGTGCTGTTTGATGGCGCGGCATAGGGCTTCGTCGATGAGGAAATGGCGGTTTATCGAGGTTGGCAAGTTGTTGTATCCTTGCTCCGTCTTCACCTCATTTAGAAGTGCTATCGCTTTTTGTTTAATGTCAATCATGGCTGGCCTCCTGCTTTTGCTAGGGCTTGCTTGCAGTTTAACGCAATGACGCGTTTGAGATGAACCCAAGAGCCTTTCTCGCGCTCTGCTTCAATCTGAACGTTACGCAAAGCCTCTGTCAGTTCAGTAATGAGATCGGCGGCTTCGGCACAATCGCAACCACTGCTTGCCAACATAGCCTTGCACTTGTTTTCACAAATACTTGAACGCAACCGCGTCACTATAGGTAGTTCACTCGCCATCACTTATCTCCCTGTTTATCTGGTGGGGTGATCGGAACCCAATGGCCATTTGAAAGCTTCTTGCCTTTTGCCGGCAGCGACTTCCATTCTAGATACCGCCGCGCTTCCCATAATGAGATGATTACGCTTTCAAGGCTGTCAGCCATGTGATCCGGCTCATATCCGGCATCTCGCAGTAGTTTTCCTATGCCGTCCTTCGAGCGCATGGCATCAACAATTAAGTGGGCATGGCGAGAAGCCGGGCAAGTTTTGACACCCTTGTCGCGCATTTTATCCAGAGTCCGCTTACCCATCACTTATTCTCCTGTTGTGCGTTGGGGCGCGCAAAATATGTTTTCCCGTCAAGATCGTGCCCACCCTTGTCAGACTTGCGACCGCCAACCTGTTTGAAATTGAAAATCCGCCCAAGTCGCTGGCAGTCGGCTTTTAACGACCGCGCCCAATCCAAGTCCATTGGCCTTGCGTTCGGGCCGCTCTCGCCACCGACTATGATCCAGTCCGGCGCTTCATAGTCCAACTCCACTTCACCGAGCAGTGGTTCAAAGCTGCCAAAGGTAAACAAGGGGTCAAGCGCTTCTCGCGCCATCGCCAGTTTAATGGCATCCCGATCATATTCAGCTTGGGTTGCCATCGTCGCGCCGAGCGCTGCGTTTTCGGGCCATCGGCTTCCATGGCCTACCATCTTTACAACATTACCAATGCGCTTTGTCAGCAATAGCCATACAAGGTTCGGGGTAGCGCGTATCAGGTCAAACAAATCAGAGCGCCAGTGCGGGTCAACCTCATTGTCAAACACATCGGCCAGCGACGCGCAAAAGACAAATGGGCGCGTTCCTTGCTTGGCGGCGGCTCGGTCCCATTGGATCGGTTTGCGCCAGTTGGCGTCTGACGTGCGCGAACGTGGTTCTCCCGCGCCCCATTTGACGCGATGGTAGCGCGTGTCCATCATGTCGGCGGCGTAGCAGTTGTCGCAAGCCGGACTAACGCGGGTGCATCCGATCCACGGATTAAAAGTGTGGTCGCACCACTCTATTTTTGTAAATTCGCCCATCACTTATTCTCCTCTGGAACGGCTATCCCCATTGCATTGCGGATCGCGGAAAGCTGAAATACGCATTTAGCGCGGGTAAGTTCGGATCTGATATTTTGGCTTGCACCGGCATCAAGTGGCGAGGTCTGCGCCAGCAGTGGACCGTGATAACCATTCCAAGCCTGCGCACGGGACCAACTCGCGCGCGGTGGGTGTGTGTGGGTTCATGTCGATTTCTTCCACTGTGCGGCGCGGGTTTCCATCGAACTGGGAATATCCTTGCCGCTACATATTATCCGGCGGCGCGGTGGGTGGGTGATCGTGGCTGGCTCTGCGGGTGGCGGCGGACGATTGGCGGCATATCGCCGGTCGCCAAGCGGTGCGGGCTTTTTCGGGGTCCGGGCTATTTTTATGCGCCGCTTAAACGTAACGCGCACGACATATGCGGGCTTTGCCACAAGGGCGCGGCTGCGCGCCCGAAACGCCGCGCCGGGCGTCCCGTCATGCGCAATGCCCACAAAGAAAATGCCGCGCGGCGCCTTTGCCCCAGCCATCACTCTTTTTCTTTCAAAGCCATCAAGGGTATGGCAATTGCGTTGTCGGCGTTCGGGCCGGAAAAGCGCATTTTCAGACCTTTCTCGACGCCCTCGATCTTACCCATTGATTGCAGCCAGCCACCGCCGCGCCATTCATTGCTGTTCTTGAAAAGTTCGACTAACGGCACGCATGTTGCGTGGGCAACTGCAAGATAGGCGTTCTTCCAGTCATTGATGATTGGCTCACCGGCAAGCCGAACCTTGCCGTCCTTATCCTTGTCCAACAGGACAAGCCGAAGCCCAACCGTTTTCAGCCTTGACCGTGCGACTTCGTTAATCGGGTTTGATATGGCTTCATCGCCATTGTCGCTCGTGCGCGGCTCCATTGCGCGCACAATCCATTGCCCGATTGTTTCGGCTGCATGGCCGTTCGATCCCGGCAATGTTAGCGACAAAAGATAGGCGATGACGCGCTCGTTATCCGGTCTGGACTCGACCTTGCCGCGCACCATCAATGGCAAGACCATGCGCACCCATGTTTTTTCCGTTATGTCCGTTTCATCCGCCGGAACGCGATGCGCGGGCGCTTCATCGAACAACAACATGTCGGCACAGGCAAGCAAGGTGCCATAGGTGTCTTGCCACCGCCCTTCATAGCCGTGACTGTGGATTTCGCGCTTATATGTCGCCAGCGTGGCTTCAAAACGCGGCCATTGTTCCAACATACGGCGGTGCATCTTGCGCCCCACCATCCGCCATAATGGCAATAACGGCCCAACCTCAAACGGATCGATGGCCGCTGGCACTTGGCGCATGTCCAATATCGCAAAACGGTTGCGATCTTCGCCCAACATGGGCGTATGCAGAACGGAGGAAAACAGAAACGCCGACTGTGCAGTAAATTCCTGCCCCTTATGGTCTGCGCCACCGCGCAATATCTTGCCGCCCGATGATGATTTCTTGGCAAGGTTCATCATCGCGCGTTGCCGTTCGGGGTTGTCCGCCGCCTCGGCTTCGTCGATCATGACGGCCAACGTGTCATTGTTCAACAATTGCCGAATGGCCGCTTCGCTGGCATCCTCGGCACGTAATACCCAATCGTCATGAATTGCGCGGATGATGCGCTGCAATGATGATTTTCCCGACGCCGTTGGTCCGGCCAGCCATACGTGCGGCCGCCAATTCAGCGCGCCGCAAATAAACATCTGCCCGACCATGCCAAGCAACAGATATTCAGCGGGTCCGGGCTTTCCATCGCGTCCGCCGTCGACAAAATACCATTTGGCGAACAGCTTTAACAATTGCTCGGCCTCGTCACGGGTTGATGCCTCGGCGGCGGGCGGTGGCAAGGCATCGTCGGCGGGATAATATTTGCCGCCTATGGCACCGG